AGCCTGGAGCCATACTTTTACGGAATAGATGATATTATCCGCTGCGGCCGTGAAGCTATAAGGGCTAACCTGGTCCCCCGGTACCGTCTGCATGGAACCGGAGGAGCTGTTGGCTAGTATAGTTTTGCCGATAGGCTCGGATAGCCTCTTATACCCTAGGCGCGTGCCGTACTCCCCCACGCGGTCAAAGCGCGCGTCCTGGGCTAAGCGTATCTCGCTAGAGTCCATCGTGTCGTTAGGCTTGTAGGTGTATATACCCCTAGCGAAGTTAGTAGTGACCGGGGCGCTTTTACGCGTGCTTAGGCTTGGTATATTGCGCCCTATAAAGTTTGATTTCACCGCCATGCTACTTTACCTCTTTTTCTTTATCGTTTTCTTGGCTAGCCATATAAGCGCCTCCGCCGAAGAGGGCTGCTAGCGCTGGTAACGCTACGCCTCGCTTAGATAGATCGCGGAGCTTGTCGAAGAACTTATCGAAGGCCGGGTTAATCTCGTTACCCCACTCGCCGGCGCGGTACTTGCTCTTCATGTGGGTACTATCGGTATAACCTTTATTCTCTAGGTAGTTTTGGAGCATACGTGATTCCTGCTCGTCGCTACTCTGCCAATATCCGGTACCTCTATGCCCGTATCTATCTGCTGTTTCGTCCCAGCTCTTATAATGTGGGGCTAGATCGCGGCGCAGTTGCTCGTACGCTTCTAGAACTTCTTTATCGTAGCGTCCTTTGCTTCTCGGCTCTAGTTCTCCCTGGAAGGAGTGTAGGCGTTCATGTGCTACTGTGCTAATTGCGTCCTCCGGGCTGCTCATTTTGCGCTCAAATACCGCTAAGTCGCCTCCCTCTCTATATGATGGGTGCGAGTAGCGACCGAAGGCGTTTCTGGTATCCATGGCGCCGTTGTACTTAGGGGTGTTGCCTGGTGCGATGCCTAGGCGCTCAGATAGCGCTTCGTCTGCTGCCGCCGTGTACCCTTGGCGGATAGATACATCGGCGATATTTTTAGAGGATGCAAGGCCGTTGGCCCCTATGTCGTTAGCGATTCTCTCTTGCGCGGCTTCGTATAGGCTCTTCTTCATCCTGTTACGGAATCTCTGCTCGTATTTTCCTAGCCCGCGCTCCGCTAGTAGATTGTTTTTTATGTTATCGGCCCTAGCAGGCTCTGATTCGTATAGGTAGTCAATAACCTTGCCTATGTCGGCCTTCTTAATATCGGTAGTGCCGAATAGCTCTTTCATGCGCTTATCGTATGCGCCGCCATCTACTATCTCTTTTAGGGACTTTACTTTGTCTGGCAGCGTATCTTGGTTTATGGCATTATATAGCTCATTTTCTGGTACGCCGTTCTTTTTCCAGTTGCCTAGAATATCTGCGGCCCTGTCGCGCATAGCTTGCGTTACCTCGCCGTTTACTGGAGCATAAGGGTTAGCTGGCGTCATCACCGGCGCCTCTATATCCTCGCCGTAATAGTCTACCCCCTCTTGCGGCTGGTCGAATAGCGAAGTCTGGCGCGTGCCAGTTTTTGGCATCTGCGTCGGCATATCGTCGAATAGGCCTAGCTGGCCTGGCGCTATCTTGGCGCTGTTTACCGATAGGTCCTGGCGGGATAGTGTGCGGCCTAAGTCCATATCCTCTGGTATTATCTCGGCCATAATATCCACGTCGCTAGTAGGCCGTAGGTTATTTATATCTTTAATCTGGTTAGAGTCGAACACTACGTACTGATCGTTAGGGCCTCCCATAGTGTCAGCGTCGTATCTAGTGCCTTTTATTATGATTCCGTCGTATCCCTCGGACTTTAGCTTATCGACATATTTCTTAATTGAGCCTCTATCGTTTAGCGCCATCCCGGTACCGCCTACGTTTGCGTCCTCGGCCGTCTGGCCGTCCATTTTGTAAATATCTGTCTTGAACCTTTGGTAGGCATCGCTATATCTAAGCTCTGTTATCCTATCTTGTAGGTCTTTCTTATGGTCGGCAAACTTTTTTAAGTCTACAATTTCGTCAACTAATTTAGTGGCTTTTTCGTTACTATAGCCCTTGCCCGTTAGCCATTTTATGGCCGTATCTTTTTCGCCGTCGTTTACCCAGCTCTGTACCATTGAGGCCTTGTACATATCGTCAGAATATAGTTGCGTATCAGATAATCTGCTGGGGTTAAGCTCCATCTCTCTAAGCTCTTTCATCAGCGGCTCGATGGCCTTGCTATTGTCCACAGTTTCATAGATTTTAGGGTTTTTAACGTTCAAGTAAGTTTCCATTACTCTTGGGTCCCCGTCGCCGTACCAGATTGACTCCGCGAAGTTCTTTGCCCCCTCTTTAGTCGGCGTGAACCAATTCCCTACGCTAGCATGGCTATTGCTCGTATCAGATGGCGCATTATCGCCAAAAACAGTAAAGTTACCCCTTGTTCCATGGTACATGGGCATTAAGTTGCCGTTCTCGTCGCGTATAACGCTATCCTTAAAATAAGCCTCTTGCTCCGGGGTAAGTTTAGGGCTGTTTACTGCCATATCGGCGTCGGCTAGGGTAGTTTCGAGCGCTTTAGGCGCGTTAACTCTGTTATAGGTTAGGCCGCTCCGTAGCTCGTCGTTAGTATTTAGCAGGTACTCGTTACCATCTATGCCGTCTAGGCCGGCCGCCTTTTCTATTGCGGTTATAAAGTTTCTGTCGCCATAGGTAGCGGAGTTAGGGTTTTCGTCGTAGAGGCTATTAGCTATCCGGCTAGTAGGCACGTCTATAGAGTAAACATACTTGCCGGCGCCATATCTGTTAGCTAGGTCGTAATTATCCGTCCACGATTCGTAGCCGTTCATATTATCCATAGCGTTGCGGTTGTATTGTGGGTCGAACTCTTGCGTCATGCCACGATACAAACGCGTGTATCCATCTTGTACCGGCGCTCCGTACTCTATCTCGCCCATATTAGGCGCATAAGCTTGGCCTTGGGTTGTTCCGGCTTGCGCATCTGGCCTATTAGCTCTTTTAGCCGCCATAGCGTCGGCATAATCTTGCGCCGTGTCGTAACCGTTCTGATATGCTCGGATATTGCCTTGTAGCTCGCTGATTCTCGCTCTTTTAGCTATATCATCTGGGTTTTTGCTAAAAAGCGATACTGGCCCTATATCGTCAATCTGTTTTTGCGCGTTAGCTATTCTGGCCGCGCGCTCGTCGTCGGTTAACGCTACGTCGTAAGTCTTAGCTGGCTTAAAGTCTTGGAAGGCTCCAGTAGCTCCGCCAATTAAAGCGCCCATGCCGGCGCCCTGTTTGGCCGCCTCTAGTACGTCGCCGCCGTCGATAGCTGCATAACCGCCTCCGCTTATAGCGCCGCTTGTAGCGCCTCTTGCGAGGCCCTGGACGGTACCGCTCTTCAGTAATGCGTTGCTGCTGCCTTTTAGCGCGTCCGCTAGGCTCCCCGAAGCTGCGGCTGCGAGTCCGCTAACCGCTGCGCGTTGTCCTGCGCGGCCTAAGTCGTAGTTCTCGCCGTAAGTCTTAAACTCGTCTGCTAGGCCGCCTAGCGCGCCTTGTGCGGCGTTACCGAGGGGGTTCCGTGTAAACGCGTTTACGCCAGGTATATAGTCTAGCGCGGTCTGCACGCCGTTTAGCGCAGTCCCTAAGCCTTTGGCGGCTGCATCCTTAACAGAGTCGGTATTATATAGCCATTTTCTGAAATCGTCCTGGTTCTTAGTGGAGACTTTGCCGGTTCTGATAGTGTCTACTAGGTCGCCAACGGCAGCTCCGCCAGTACCGAATAGGTCGACCGCGCCCTTGCCGAAGTCTATAAAGCCTTGCGCCATACCCCCTAAGATCGATGGTAAGTCCGCCATGTTTAGTGCCTCAGCCTTTCCGCCACGGGCAGCTTGGCCCTGTTCTCGTAGCCAGCTTGACGAGGGCAGTAGCGTAGCTTCATGTTAGTTACTAGCTCGTCGTACTTGTTCTCATAGATAGCTGCATAGTCGAAGTTGTCGCGCAGGCGCTCGGCCCTAGCTAACGCTCCCATGACTAGAATCTCGCCGAACTCATAAGGTATAACTGGCACGTCCGTTGACTGGCTAAGTGGTAGCGGCTTGGCTAAGTAGTAAAGCGCCAATTCATAGAATCGCGCCTCGCCATCCTCGTACTCTTCGCCCTCAATATTCGGCACGTTGTACAGTAATTGGCCGCCAAAAACCGTAAAGCGGTAGTTTTTAACGCCGGACTCTTTCTCGTGGTCAAAGAAGTCGTCGTAGGCCATGTAGCGCATGGGCCATACGCTTTTCTCGTTTTTAGCCGTTAAGCTAATGGCCGTCTGGAAGTCTCGGGGCAGGGGTAGAACGCCTGGGGCCTGCGTCGCAGCCTTGTATACTCTCTCTAAGAACTGGTAGTGCGCCTCGCCTAGTGCGTCAAAAAGCGCGTCGTTTAAGAACTCCGTTATAGTCTCGTCGGGGTACTCTTGGTCGTCGAGCCGTACTTTTATGCGGCTAATAAGTCCGCTAAGGTTATAGTTTGCGTCCATGTAATATGTACGCGCACCGCCATTAACGTAATTATACCATATTAGGCCACCAAAAAGCCCCCTATGTACACTTGGGGGCTTAATGAATATCCTACGTAAATTAAGCGTGGATGATAGAAGCGACAGCTTTTTTCTTGCCGTTAAGCACGAAGCTATCGTAAACGAAGCGGCCGACAAGTACTTTACCGTCGACAAGTTCGGAATCGCTAATAATGCGGGTAGTCTTAATCTGGTCTACACCTAAGAGGGCGTCGCGATGGATCATAATAGCATCGGTCTTAGCTGGGAAGTAGCTAGTAGGAACCTTAACTACTGGGATACCGTCGAGTTCGCCAACGAAGCCGCGGCCGATTAGCTTATCGTTGTAGCCATCAGCGTGAACAGTCGTTGTAATCTCTTTCTTAATAGCGTTATAGAATCCTGGAGTAACCCAGAGGACGCGGCCTGCGATTGGGGCCTTAGCTTCGTCTAGGAACGCGCTAGAAGCGAGGACGGAGCCGTAGGCATCGTTAGTGTAGGTCGTAGCCTGGGATACGGCGGTAGCGCCGGCAGCAGCCTTAGCGAGGCGGTTAGCGTCAATCATTGGAATAACTTGTTCTTCCATCTCAGCACGCATAACTTCGCCAGCTTTCTTAGCGAGGGCGCCTTGTTCGTAGTTACCATCGTCAATAGCGATTTTGAAGCTCTTATCGTTACCAATAGTATAAGCAGTAACAACATCCTGCAATTCGTTGTTGCCACCGAAGCGGTCGCCAGTTGCGGTACGATCGTAGTTAGATGGGGCAACAGTTGTTACGGTATAGACTTCGACGGTCTTAGCACCGGTAAAGTCGTATTTTTTGTTGACGTAACGGTCAGTATATGAGCCAGCCGTGAAGAGCTGGTCGAGTTTACCCGAATATTTAGTGGCTAAATTAACGGCCATTTTTATATACTCCTAAAAGTTTTAAGCTAATCAGTTAGCCTAAGAGGCCAGATAAGAACGGGTCGTCCTCTTGGGCTTTGCCAAATTGCGTAGAATCCGTAGCCTTTGCGCTCGGTCTCTTTGCCGCTTGGCGGGCTGCCATCTCTTTTTCTACCTCTTTGCGGAGGTTTTCTTTTAGGTTGTCTACTTTTTGCACGCCGCAGCCTGCTAGTCGGTATACGTCGTCTAGCGACATAGCGCCATTATTTACCAATAGGCCCTTCGTCAATGGCATACCAGTTACGGGGTCGTAAACGATGTTGCCGCGCCTATCTGTGAGGGGTTGAGTTACGTACTCTACCATCTTTTGCTCATCTTCGGCGGATAAGTTGTGCTTACTCTTCCACTCTTTAGTGTCCATCTCGATACGCATAGAGCGTACTTCGCTAATTGCCTGTTGGTCTGCGGTTAGGTTAGGGCTTGGCACTCTTTGCTGCGCTAGTTGGCGTTGAAGTTGTGCGGCCTCTTGCGACTTGCTATAAAAGCCTTTTTCGGAGTTTCGGTACATATCTGCGACTTTGCGGAGCGCGTCCGGGTCGTTTCTATCTATACCTTTTTTCGCTAAAAAGTCGTCTATCGCATCGCCAGTTTGCGTTTCGGTAACGGCCGGCTGCTCGATAGCCTCTTCTTGGCTATCCGTTCGCTCATTGGTTACCTCTACTGCCGAGCCGTCCGTATTATCCGCTTGTTCGGTCGTAGAATCGTTAGCTACCGCTTCAACGTCCGAGGCATCAAATAAAGAGTCGTCGGTTCCAGTTTGTTCGTCCATGAACTCTCCTAAATGTTAGATGTTTTGTGCTTGGGGGCTTCCGCTCCCAACAGCTCGGCACTACCTGCATTTTGGCGATGCGCCAGCCCGTTGCTGGATTTTTAAGTGTTGTAACTTACTATGTAGTGCCGAAGTGTTGGTTTATTATGGCCTGGTTGTTAAGGTGCGTGGTCCGGTTAAAGCTGCTATTCTTCTGGGGCTTCTTTAGCCTCTTCTGGTGGTTTTAGGAATTGGTATATCGTTTCTACTGCTGCTGCCGCTACTACGCAATCGTGGGTATATTCTTTGCCTCGTGGATAGCCTGCTACTGCCGCGTCTAGGTATCCTTGCTTCGACTCCGCGACGTTGGCTAGTATCTTCTGGCCTAGGTCCGTACGCATAAAGTTATACATGGTCTTTAGCTCGGCTTTGGTTAAGGCATTATCCATAAATAGGCTGCTCCTCTTGCGTCATTAGTGCTTGGTCTTGTGCGATCATATCTTGGTTGGCTAAGTCTTGCATCTCTGGGCTGATAGGCTCCTCTGGGGCCATCTCTGGCGCCGGCTGCGGTTCTTGCGTAATAATACGCTCTATCTCTTCTTGGGTTAGGTCCGGCATCATTTTTGGATACATAATCTCTTTAGCGGCCATAAGGTTATTGGTCGGGTCGGCTATAATCATCTGGAACGCGTTAGTGTAGGCCTCTTGTTTCTCGGACTTTTCGAGCTGCGCCTGTACATCTAGGGTTACCATTGGCGTGTACTCGCCCCTAAAGCGTGCCATATCGACTTGCTCGAAGTTGACGCCATCTTCGCCAACTTTGCGTACCATATAGTCGTCGTCAGCGTATAGTTGTAGGAGCTTAAATACGATAGTGGCTTCTTGCATGAAGAATCCCTGCGCGAGGTTGTCGGCCTTCTCGCGGATGCGAATATCTGCCTGGCCTAGCATAGCCTTAATTTCGGTAGCCGTAGTGCTATCTGTTGAGGTTATGCCCTTGCTAATCTCTGATACGCTGGCGGCTTCGCGAATCTCGCCCTTAAGGTTGTTACGCTCTGCGAAGGCGTTAGTTGGGATTGTCGGTGGGTTCTGCCAGTCCATAGCGCCCATAGGGAGTGGGTAGACTTTGCCTGGCGCCGGGTCGAGGTCGTCAATTTTGCCTGCGAACTTAGGGTCGATACGGCGTTCTGGGAATAGCTGGTATAGTACGGCCTCGATATTAAGCTCTGTTAGGGTGTTTAGTAGCTCTTGCTCGTCGGCTATAATATCTACGTCTGAACTGCCATAAACTAGCGATACGTCCGGATATTCGCAGCCATGCGCGAAGGGAATAAGTCCGGCGTTATGCTCGTTAAACTCTTCGTCGAACGGCCCTATATCCTCCATACCTAGCGTATCTTGTAGCGTCTGGGCGCGTAGTAGCTCATGCTCTAGCTTGCGCTGCTCGTAGCGGCTCTTAGATAGCGTATAATAAGGGTTTTCGCGCTCTTCGATTACCTGTTTACGGTTAGCGATTACGACCACCTCTTTATGTGTCCATATCTCGATTACTTCTATCTGGCTCTGGCGGTCCGGGGATACGCTGCCTAGGGCCTCATCCTTTTTGGCCTTGTCGCTCTCTGTATCGACGCCGCCTACGCCTCGGCCTTCTTCTACGTCGGTAAGGTCCTTATAGCGTTTTTCTACCTTGCCGGTCTCTGGATTGTATATAGTGGCCTCTTCTAGGGACTTCTTAGAGGCGAAGAAGCGGCGCCCTACGTACTCTGCGTCCCCCAAGTTGTGCGCGTTCGGGTCAATTATAGCGTCGCGGATAGGTACAATCTCTTTATGCACGTAACCGCCGCTATCATCCGGCTGCCACTCATAATACGCGAAGTAGTTACCAGTTATAACGCCCTGGCGTCCGTTTATCTTGTTCTTGAGCGCCCATCCGTCGCGACGCGCGAAGTCTTGGTATACATCGTTAAGAATCTCGGTCTCGTCGTCTTGGTCGGCGCGGTTAGGGATATATTTTACTGTCGGGTTGGAGTTAAAAAGGCTAGCTACGATAGTATTTACCGTGCTATTTACCATCGGCACGAAAGCTTCGATAGTGCCAGGATGGTTCTTCTTAATGCGGATATTACGATATAGCTTCCAGTTATCCTCCCACACTTGGTGGTAGTTTTGCTGGGCATAAGTCCATGAGTCGTTGAACTTCTTTAGGTACTTGCCTAAAGTAGTGTTGTTTTCTTTTGCGTCGTCTGTCTTAGCAGTTTTAGTTGCCATCGAGTATATCGACGCATCGCCATTACTACTATTATACCACATACACTAGCGAGGTTAGAAATACTCTTTTTCTTGCTTTCTAAAGGCTTTAGGCGTGTAGGTCTTGAACTTTACTTTTATCTGTTGAGCCTCGCTGGACTCCGTAGCGGCCATCATGGCGTAAATAAAGGCGGAGCTTGCGTGGCTCGACCAGTCATGTTCTGGCTTAGTCTTAAGTAGCTTATTCTTCTCGTCGTACTCGTAGTGGTAGGCCCTTAAACACTCTAGGCCGCGCTGGCACTTGTCGCGATCTATCCATACACGGCTAAAGGTTGGGCGCGCGATAAGGTTTATGTCGTCGTCGCCTAAGTTAAAGTTGGTCGGCCTTAGCACTTCGATATTATGAAAGCCATTATCCTCGAAGAACTCGACGCGCGTTTTACCGGTCTGTAGCTCGCGCTGTTTGGCATCGTGGGGCAGGTAAATAGTCGTGTAATTATACCCCTTGCTATGCAGCATAGCGATATAGTGGCCTAACTCTTCGCCGGAGTTTTCGTAGTAGTCTATCATGTGTATTTCGCGGCCGATTATCTGATACCACCAGATAGCGGTACTATCGCTCATACCTAAGTCGAACACCGCATATACACCGGCGCTAGCGTCATAAGGCACTTTACCTATACGGCCGTCTTGCTCAGCGCGGGCTAGCTGCTGGCCGAACACCGTACCAGTACGGCTGGTTAACGGCTCGCCTAGCCATACGTGCGCGAACATCTCGGGGTTGTCTACTCGCATAGCTTCGCGCTCTTCTATAATCTCAGGGCTTAGTAACTCTTCTACGGCGTCGGAGTTGATATGCAATATATACGCGTTGCCGCGGTCTTTATACCTATCCTCTACAAGCTCTTTAACCGGGTCATGCTCAGTTAACGGGTTATACGTCCAGATTATCTGGCTACCTTCTTTACGAATCGTCGGGATAAGGGTATTTATACTCTCGGCGCTAACGCTCTGCGCCTCTTCTACCCAGCACCAGTCTACGCCCTCGTACGACTTGATCGTCTGGGAGTTATTGTGGAGGCCCTTAAAATGAATCTCTGAGCCGGTCCGGAGGTTGCGCAACTCTTTATCCAGCACTTGCCAGTCGGTTAGCTTGTATTTAGCCACCAGGTCCGCTAGGAGCGCCTTTACGGAATCGTCCATAGAGTTTTGGAACTCGCGCGTGCATAGGCCTCTAAGCTTCTTATTTGAGCCTAGAATAAGCCTTGATAGCGCCACTTGGTACGACTTACCGCTACTACGGCCGCCTTTATACACCAGATGGCGCCATGGTTTACTTGGCTGGAATAGCTCCTTAAATTGCTCCGGTATAACTAGCTCTAGTTTTTCACTACTTGCCATAACTTAGTTATCCCCCCTAGTAGTTGTCAATCTCTGCATCTTCTATCCTTTTCTTGGCTATCTCGTAATAATCTTTATCTATCTCTATACCTATAAAGTTGCGGTTTAGTTGCTTAGCAGCTACGCCGGTAGTACCGCTCCCCATAAAACAGTCCAGTATGACCCCCCCCTGTAGGCTCGAATTGGTTATTAGGTTTTTTATGATATTCAGAGGCTTAATTGTCGGATGATGGTATAACTTTTTATCGGCCGTATTGGTTGGCGTTACGTACCACTTGCGCTTCGTATCGTATGATCCAAAAATAGGTACCCCATGCTCGCGGAAGTATAGGAGGTACTCCGTATCGCTTAGGTACTTATTGTTGCAAGTCGGCACCGGGTTAGTCTTATGCCAGGTTAAAAGCTCCGTAGCGCACTTATGCTCCTCGAAGTAGTTTATGTACTGCCTTAGCTGGTTCTTATTGCACCAGATATATATATTGGTTTTACGCATAACGCGCATAAGCTCCGGCATAATTGCCATATCCAGGCCTACGTCCAGGCCAGTATCGTATATACCGGAGTGATAAGCTCTTTTTTCGCGTCCGAAGCAGCCGCCACTTTTGCCACCGTTTATTAAGTACGGCGGGTCAATAATTACTAGGTCTACGCTATTATCTGGTATCTCTTTAATCTTCTCGTAACAGTCTGCGTTATATAGGCTTATTGTGCTTTCAGACATTTTCGCTCTTGCCTCTTGATAAACTTTAATAAATCTCGCCTTAGCATTGGGCTTTTAGTTTTCTTAATGATCTCTTTCGCCTCTTGTACCGTCATCTTTACCACCTATAAGGTTATTTAATATCGCCATCAGCACATCTACCACGATGCTATTGCCAGCTTGCTTGTATAACTGGCTATTAGATATGCCGGCGCTCTGTGCTTTCTTAAAATCGTCGTCGCTAAAGCCCATTAGGCGCCAGCACTCTAGCGGTGTTAGCTTGCGTATCCTAAAATCTGCCATAACTACTCCTTTATCGTTAAAACTTGTTAGGGTCTGTATAGTCTGCGGTTGTACTGTTCCGCGCTTATTCCCTATGTTGGTATAAACTCCGTCATAAGGGTAAGCTGGTAAGTACCCCCCCCTAGTGTTGTTTTTTATCTTTAGGTATCGCAACGTAGTTGTCCTTTTGGACGCTCGTTAGGGTGTTCGTGATGCCATCTTTTCTCGGCTCTAACCTTTGCACGGTTGGCGCTCCTGTTGTTCTGTCTGATGGGTTATTGGGGTTTCTGCCTCGGCTCGCAACAATGATTGGCTCTTGGTTGCCACCCTGCATGGTGGATAGGGTCGCCGATATGCCTTCTGGATCATAAATTGAGCCAGCCTGGTGCCTTTCTTTATCTGAATCATATAAGCCGCCCACCCTAACGCATTTTGGGTCTTTATAGTCTCTCGCGCAGAGAGTTCTTGCCTCGCCGTCAACATTTTGAACTCGGACTTCCTCCGACGCTGTGTTATATGTGGTCGTCTTGAGCCTCTTGGTCTGCTCATCCGAGAGATAATACTTTTCATCGACTTGTGGCTCGAGAACATCTTTTAGACGGATCGTAAGCTCCTGTGGCTCAGGGAACTTAAAATCTACATCTAAATCGTTCCTTATGCTCACAGTAAACACTCTCTCTCTGTTCTGTGGCACGCCGTAGTCTTTGGCGTTCAGGACTTGGTACTGTGAGTGATAGCCGAGTCGCTCCATAGCTTCAAGATAGGCGTCGAAATTATGGCGATGCTTTTTGCTGAGTAGATTCTTCACGTTTTCCCAAATCACATACTTAGGGCGTAGCTTTTCTACTATCCTTAACGTTTCGTACATCAAACTAGATCGCGTGCCACTATCCTTATCGCCCCCAGCGCCTTTGCCGGCAACGCTAAAGTCTTGGCATGGGCTACCATGCATAATAAGGTCGCACTCTATATCTTTATCCCATTTAGTTATATCTTGTGGCTCAAAATTAGTACCGTGAATAGCATTAAAGCTCTTTACCGCGTACTTATCTATCTCTACCGCGTCAACTATCTCATGCTCGATACCTAGGTTAGTCAACGCTTTACTGCAGGCTCCTATACCTGCAAATAGCTCTAAAACTCGTAACATTAAAACTCTACCTCCTCGGCCTTTGGGCCGCCTAAATACTCGTCAATAATCTTTTTAGCCTCGTCGAATCCGCAAGCGAACTCGGCCATGTAACCGCGCCGGCGTAGCTGCTCTAGCATATCGAACTGCTCGCAGATATGAGCGTTAGATACTAGCGTGCCGTCCTTCTTGTAGATGCGCGTACCAGCCTTTTTAAGCTCGATAAAAAGACCAGCGTGCATATCGCCATCTCCACACAGTTTCGGCTCCGCTATAAACATATCCGGCCACGATCTACGGCCACCGTTAAGCCTTTTCTGCCGGATAGCTTGGCCCATGGTTAGCTTAATCCCGCTGCCGAAGTCTGAGTGGAATATAACGGAGGGGTATTTAAGCCGGATATAATCTGCCACTTGGGCCTGTAACTCTAGCTCAGTCATTTTATCCCCCTACCTAATGGCCGAAGCCGTCAGCACGAGTAATATAAAAAGAACGCCTACCGCCATCTCTACGACCCCTAGCACCTTGGCCCAGGCGCTGCCCCTTAGGGCTAGAACACCAAAAATAAGCGTCACTATGCCCATAATGCCGCCTAATAGAAATAACCCCATAAAAGCTGTAGCTAGGCCTGCTACTGCGAAGCCGTTGCCCGTCTGTTCCTGTTCCATATCTGCTCCTATCTTCTCTTGCGGTACACCGTATATGCTGGCGTACTCTTAACTTTTTCTATCGCTATCTTGCCGTCTAGAATCTGCCGGTACTCGTCGGGCGTAACGTCTATAACTAAGCTGCTACGCCCTAGAGTGTAGGCGTATCTACGCTTGAATCTCTTTTTCTCGCTTCCCACGGTTAATTGCCTGTTTAAGTTCGGTATAGCTAAGCATATGGCGCTTAGCGACGCGTTCCACCTCTTTAGGGTCTGCGTTATCTTCTAACTCACTAATAGCTTGCTTAATCGCATAATTACGCATCTTGCGTAGTGTCGCCGGGTGTACCCGTCCTAGGTTCTGCTGCATGGTCGCTCCTAAAATCCTTAAAAGTTATTTCGATGCCCTTAGCGTTCTCGATGTTAAGCTGTAGGCCGCTGTCCTCTTTGTCTATCGTGCTAGCCTTAAGCCATCTATCGTGCGCCATCATCTGTTTAGTTAAATCGTCGGCTCCGTCTTTAGTCCTAGCCTCTAAGCCCTTTACTATTGGCCTTAGCGCTTTTTCTAGCGTTACCCCTTGGCGGTTGAACTCTTCCCTAATTGCCTTAGCTAGTTCTAGTTTTTGTAAGTTCTGCCACCCCTGTTGAGCAGCGCTATTTTCGTTCTGGTTAGGATAGGCCTTGATAGCGGCTTGCTTAGCATTGCCGCCATTTCTAGCGTACTCAGCCACAAAAACCTCTTGCTTATGCGTCAAGGCTCTAGTCTTGGCTTTGGCGCTCATTCTTCCTCCAACAGTTCATGGTTCTCGTGAATGTTGCCGATGACTTTCATATCGGAAGCATAAAGGCTCATAAAAGTAGCGCCACAATTCCCCCACTCATAAGCAAAACTTGCTATCCGTTCGTTATATAAAACTTTTCCAACATGCCCCTCCCCGTCATCCAATATATCCCCCTCATATATCTCTTTGCCGTTCTTGTCTTTGAGTCCAGTATCGAACTCAAGAACTAGGTCTGTGTTCTCATGGTGCGGAACTCCATCGTCATCTTCAAACATCGCATCCGCCGAGCCATCCATATACAATTCGGCTTCGGTTGCGTACTTCTTCCAGTAGTTGCTCCAAACTCTAAAGCCTCTCATTCTTCCTCCTCCCCACAGAGTTCGGTGATGGTGTATTCCTCGCCATCTTTAAGTGTCGGTATCCACCCTACAAATTGGATGTCATAATCTTCGTCACCCATGTCTGTTAGTTGGCATAAACTTTTATTTGGTCTCTCACTATATAGAGCTGTTTTAATTGAGTTGACTTCAGCCCACGCTCGTACCGCTTTGCGTATTTTCTCGTCCTTGATTAGAGGTTCTTTAACGTCCTCCCAATCTTCGCATATTTGAGTAAGAGTTTCCCAGCAAGGATAATCGTTAACTAATACTTTACCAATATCCCATATTTCCCCTGTCTTTTTATTGCGTAGTTTCATGACGTAGCCTTTCTAGCTCGATATTAAGCAGCTTTACATTTTTATCTATCTCGTCTAGCGTCGCGATTACTTGGTCGTCGCTCCAGCCTAGCTCGTTTCTTATGCGATCCAGCTGGTCTTTTGTATAGCCAGCGTTTAACACTTTACCGCCACGCTTAGCAGGTCCGCGCTTGCCGAGCTTGCCGCCTTTAGCGCCAGCTAGCTTAGCGCGCTCCGCGCCAGTTAGGCCGTCCTTGCCGACTTTTAAGCTTGCGAAGCCGCCGGTGCTGCTCCTCTTGCCGCCTTTGCGGCCTATGCTAGAGTAGAACTCGTCCCCATACTTTGCTTTATTGGTTGCTGCCGCTTTACGGCCTCCTTCTATCGTTCCTGGCATATCTAGCGCTCCTTTACCTCAACGCTATACGCGCTGCTTATATGTTTTACCGGTATCTTTTTACCTGGCTTCAGTAACTCTTTTGCTAGCCAGTCGCATATATCCGCAGCCTGGCACACGCTCTTAGTGCGTTTATATTTGATAAGCTCAAACTTAAGCCTTTGCAATTTAGTCATAATTCCTCCTACATAATTACGAATAAGTCTTTCTTCATGGAGGCCCCGGCATAATATTGCGGAATATCCGGGGCCAGGGGTTGCCCCCTATTTGCCTAGCTAAGGACCACGTTAGCTAGACATTTTAAGGGGCTACCCATTTTAACTTTTAATGTTCTACCAATGGCGTTTTAACCACATCTCGGCCTCTTCCAACTTAATAAGGGCCATGTTTACATCTCTCGACTCGTCGGTAGTTTTGCCGGTCGGAGTGTTCTTATATAGGGTTATTTCGTCGTATAAGGCGCTCCACTTAATCCAGATGCTCTGTCTTAGGTCGATAGTCGTATTGGCTGTTTTAGGCTTTAGTGGTAGCTGCTGCTGCGGCTTAGGCTTCGCCTCGGCCTTGTACTTGTTCTTATACTTAGCCCGAGTCGCCTTGCCGCGTTTTATGAACTCCTCGTAGCTTGTAGACGTGTTTATGCGGCTGACTACTCCGCGTCCGCGTCCTACAATCTCCGCGACTTTACCGCCTTCGTAGCCTTTAGCTAGTAGCTGTTTGATAGTCATATATTCTGGTTCGTTTATCTTAGACATGGTTTAGCCCTCTTTTATCT